TTAAGCGATGCTGTATTTGCCGTATTAACAACAGGAGGAACACCGTTCGTAATACCTGATAAAGCCAGCGATGGACCAGGAAGGTTCACCGAAGTATCAATCAGATAAAAGCCTTCATTAGCAGCTATCTGACCAGGAACAAGTGCATCTGTAACCGCAGTTTTGGTATAAATGACACCTTGCCCTTGGTTCATGCCGCGTTGCCAATAATATTGAACGCCTTGTCCAGATCCCGCTTGATATGTTTGAGATTCATTAAGAACCCACATATAGTCCAGATCAGAACGAAGTGCGATTGTTGTCGCTGTGCCTGTAGAAGTGAAACGACCTTGATTAGTTCCAGTAAATTCAACCATTGTTTCCTCCCTTATCTCAGCGTGCAGCGCATTGCGGTGAGCCACAAGTCATTGAGTATTCGGGGCACTTCTGCAAAAACATATCCAATTGTAATATTTTGGAAAAGTGGATCCGAAAAAACTGGCGGCCTGTATAAGAAACGCGCGGAATAGTTGTCCTGTTCGATGCAGGCCAGCGATTCCATTCCCTGTACAAAAATTGTAAATACGTCATTGCCTAGCGCTGAGGCATTAGGTGCAACCGCACCCACGGAAGAAAGCATGAAACGAGTATTATTAACCGTTCCCCATTCTGAACGCAATACACGGTTATCATTTGGATAGTTCCATTTAGAAATGAAGCCATTAAGGTTATTCAAATCCTTTGATAAACGTGTATGTCCGAGTGCCAGATAGGCATCACGGACTGGACCTGTTCCGAATTTGTCTTCGCCGCCTATTGTATCAAGTACCATCCAAGCATCATTTGTCAATAATGCTGAGGTTACTTCATCAATATCAGCGATGGACAGATTAGAAGGCAAGTCTCCATTGCCGCCACCAGTGCAGTTATACATCGTTGCTGTGGCGCTCATCATGTCACGAGTCAGCTGATCTTCGGTCATCCTGAGCGACAATCCGAGCAATTCTGCTGTCTCATTAAGCACTGGATCTTGGTTTTGTAATGTACATTATTTCTGTTACTTTTTATGACCAAATATTTCTATTTGGCGAGACGAGCTCTTCGGCTCATCTTCTCTATGTCTCCATAGAGTTCAGACTTTCGCTTTATCTTTTCAGATATCCATCCGCTTAAGTCGTTTACGCTGGCTATTTTACTATTAATATGTATACTATAGTTAATAGCAAAGGATATAACATGATTAGCAAATATATTGCAAAAGATTATTCTATCGCTCAATTGGCCTATCTTGCAGGAATTCTTGATGGAGAAGGTTGTTTCGTTATTGGATGCTATGCATTTAGTAAAAAAACTGGAGTTCCGCATTTCCATACTACCATTCAAGTCACAAGTACGGATAGAATTCTTATCGAATGGCTCGTTGATAATTTTGGCGGAAAACTTTTTACTTATACTGCAAAACAAATGGCGAGCAATTGCAAACGCGTACCATTTAGATGGACTATATTTTCTGATCGCGTTAAACATTTGTGTGAATGCACGTTGCCATATCTCGTTATCAAGAAAGAGCAGGCTCAAATAATGATCGATATGCGCAATACATTTGAGAGAACAAGAATGCAAAAAGGCCAACAAGGCACACAGCCTATTGACCCTGATATTCTTAAGCTTCGTTATGAATTGTTCAATCAACTGAAATCTTTGCATATCCGTTAATCCTATAGCCTTGCGCAGTGTCACCCTCGTCTTTACGTTAGGGCTTCCACCTCAATTAGGACAGATTTAAAGCAGGCTACATTTTTAACCTGCTGGTTAATAGCGACGTAGAGGCCATAAAATGACATAGTCGCATCAATATCTACACGATTCAATGGGGTTGCAGGAGGCGTTGCTCCGCTAGGCCCTAAAGGAACCGGCGCAGTTGGCAATCTATCATAACGTGCCATACGTAAAGTTCTACCGCCCTTGGCTGGTAAACGTTTACCGAGTGCTCCTAATTTGTGGATAAGATTTGGAGTTCTTACCGATAAGAGTACGTCATCAAACGTCTGTTGTACCGGTGCCGGAAGGGTTGTAGGCGTTGTTATAGGCATAACAAACTCCCTTAGTACAAACGTAAATGTAATGACTGTGAGTCGGACGGATACTCTCATACGTCCATGAGCTGACGAAGCCCGATACGTCTGTGCTGGCGGGGCACGATACGCCTGTGCTAGCGAGGCACATTACGCTATCGATAGTATAGGCTCAAAAATCTTTATTATGCAAACGCTAATCGTTTCCGTTAAAATCGCCGTGTTTTTTGACTGCGATAATGTTTCTTAAATTAAACCACATTGCTGCTCTAACAGGCTTGCCATTTTTTATTCTACTAACATATTGAAGCAGAATCCAATCGTCATTGCTTTCCAATAAATCTATAAATGAATTCCATATGTCATAATCCATATTTAACATAAATTCATGTTGTTCTGTAAGAATTGATATCATTCTTAAATCGAATGTATTTTTATCAGTGGTATCTAAAGAATCGAATGAATGTTTTTCCATTTTTATTCCTTATTAACGGTTTCGTTTAGCTTCTTCAACCTGGCGGCGAAGTTGTTCTCTGCGTTCTTCTGTTAGTATCCGCCTATCATAATCGCCGACGCGCATCAACGGGGTTTCAGCTGTCTGAGGCCCTGCATTGGCAGCTGAACGAGGCTTTGATTTGTTTTCTTCTATCTTTTTATCAACTGCTTCATATTCATCAACAAGAATGCCGCTATTTTTGATCATTTTATAAGCAGCATAATAACGATCGCCCAGATTTGGATTAGCCATAACTGAACGGAATAAAGCCGGTTCTTTAGCCGAGAATTTTTTTAGAGTGTCTTCATTCAGCACAGAATCGAAATCGGCATATTGCACACGCATAACCCGTTCAGCATTTTCCAATGAACTTTGTTGCTGATATTGCTCAAGCTTTTTCTGAGTTTCTTCAAGTTTTTGTTCTAATTTCCGTGTGCGCTTCTTGAATTGCTTACCATCTACATAAAGATCATCATCAACGCCGCTATCATCCTCGTCTGCCAATTGCATTTTGGTTGAAGGCTGATTTTGGTTCATGTTTTCACGAACTATGCGTTCAAGTTCAAGATTTCTGCGCTCTATTTCCTGCGCTCGGCGTTCTGAAGCTTCAATTCTTTCGCGCATAAGCCGCATATTTTCATCTTTGCCAGATTCTTTAGGCTTTGCTGGTTCTTTTGGCTGCTCTTGAACAGTTTCTTGAGGTTGAAGTTCAGGAATTTGTTGCGTTGCTGCATCTAATTCGTCAAACATGAATTCTCCTTATTATCTGTAAATATAACTGCATCAATCTTCTCGCCATTTTCACGCTTTATCCACTCTAAAAGCTCGCCAGATTCCATCAAAATAACAAATTGAGCGAGCTGATAGCATTCTTTATCCCGTAAATATTGATCTTGATTGCGAATAATGTGGTGATAAAGAAGAGCATCAGGAATGGTCCACAAATATTCGAGATTTCCCGTACTATTATGATATTTCCAAACAGATTGTTTATAGACTGGCGTAGGACAAGAGCGCCGCGCCCATACAACCGTTTTGGGTTGTCTGAGCACGGCTTCTGTAGTTGTTGTCAGACATATATAAAAGTCTTTACCTGCATAAATGGGAAGGATTTTGGATTTCTCTACTGTTTCCCATATTCCTTTAATGATGGCAGGCTCCATCTTGCGACGATATTCTATGATGTCATCTTCAAGGGCTAAATGAAGAGCATCATGTTCAAGGATAACTTGACCAGCTGGCTTCTTTTTTTCGTTCATTTACTCTTCCAATTACAAACTTGTATTAATTAAAGCCTACTCCTCTTTGTTACAAATAAAAACCGCCGAAAGGAACAGGGGTCTTTATGATAGTCGAGGAACTATCTTCAAGAATGAGTGAAGAAGATTATTTTTTCTTTTTAGGGATCTTAGCACCATGTTTACGTGCTTCACTTAGTCCAATAGCAATTGCTTGCTTAGGATTTGTTATTTTCCCACCATGGCCACTATGAAGAGTGCCTCGTTTGAATTCCTTCATTACAACTTCTACTTTAGATTTTGGACCAAGATGCTTTCTTTTTTTAGCGCCAGCACCTAATGTATCAGGATGTCGCATGGCTTTTTTAACTGATAAATCATGTTTTTTAGGCATTTGCTTACCTTATTATCGCATGTTCGCGAGGTTTAATTTTCTTAAGTTTGCGGGGTTTGCGTACTAGTTTCTTTTTCTTGGATTTGCCCGCTGCTTTTTCAAGCTCTTTCTTTATATCTTTGTGTGCAATCTCATGCGCTTCTTCTTCCCAAAATTTCTTTGGTATAGCCATATGTAGCTCCAATTGTGTTAAAAGCTTGAGAGGTGCCCTAAAAAGGGGGAGGATCGCTCCCCCCTTATGCGTTATTGAGCCATAGAAGAATCACGAAACCATTCCCTTACCTTCTTTTCAGATGGTTTAGGTTGGCTTCGTTGCTGCTTCTCTTTAGGAGTCTGTAGTATTTGATAAGCAATCTTCATTGCTTTCTTATTGGTTCTTATACTTCCTGGCATAGTAATCCTAGTATTTCTTTGGCTCCATCTCTCTGCCAAGATCAGCATAATCTTCATGCATTTGTTTCTGTGCACCGTAGAATTTATCTTCTACAAAGCCCATATGATCATTGTGTGCCATTGGCCAGTACTCTTCAATAATATGACGTGGCAACAAGCAAGGCGCTGAATGATCTTCGCTGATCATATGTCCATCACGTTCCATCATCTTGCGACTTGCATGATATCCGCCTGCATATCCTTCACTATGGTGAAATCTTTTTGCCATGGTTGGCTCCCTGTAAGAAATTGCGTACCCGAAGGCCGCAAGGATTTACCTCTATCTTACCGCTTCAGAACCTTTCTGAGCTGGCTGAGGTTCATTTATTGCCCG